ACTTTGCCCTAGCGGCTTAAGTTCTATGCGTCCGGTGGGAACGTGGAAACAGAATCCCACCACTATCAATAAGCACGCCGGCGTGCTGCAATATTGTACGTCTAGGGTGACATGTTCGAGGATATAGTGCTGGAGATCGAATACGCAGGCTTATATGGAATCAAAAACCAAGTTATGTACCATTTTTCAATTAATATAGGTTTATCAATAATGACCCCACCATATAATGACAGAGATGATTTAGCTAAAGTACATGTTGATTATGCGCATGTTGATTGTAGTATGCCAAAGTATAATGTTTGGCTTCATAATAGAAACGATGAAATTAAGCATCTTGCTGCTTATGATTCACAGTTAGCAGCCATGGCTCATGTATCAGGATTCAATAAGAAATAACATAAATAAGAATAAATAATACGTTAAAGGGTCCTTGTCAATGAAGAATTTATGGTTAAACACTCAGAACTATTCAATGAATATTTGAAACTTATCAATCTATAAGGAATTACTGAAATGAAAATACCAATTAAATCATTTTTTGTTGAAGGCTCCAATCACGGTCTACGGGCTGAAGTTTATCAAGATGGTAATGGCTATGGTATACAGTATTTTAAAAATGGTATGATTTTCAATGAAGTTCGATTGCCCGGGGCTACTTGTCAGGCTGCTGAAAAGATGGCAGAAACCTGGGCAAATGGAGTACAAACTTTGTAAAAGGGTATACGCACTTAAGATTAGATGCTATAATATAAATCTAATCAACTAAAGGAGGGTGTACGATGCTTAATGCGGTAGAATGGGCTGAATTAGCGGTATTTGAACATCACATTGAATCGTATAAGAGTATACATCGCGAAATATCAAAAAATAGTAATGAATCGATTGTGATAAATTACTTCGAAGAGTATATTAAGCTTCTCAAAAAGAAAAAGTGAAAGGAACTTATTTATAATGATATCGCTTCCTTATAAGACTATTCTCAATGATATTGAAAAGATAGCAAAGAAACCAGATTCAAATTATATTGATGCTGTATTAGAATATGCACATCGAAATGATATTGAGGTTGAAGCTTTAGGTGATCTTATTAGTAAGGTGCCGGCATTCAAGTCTCATATTCAAGAAGAAGCTGAAGATTTGAAATTGCTAGAAAGGATTTCCAGACTACCAATATGAGTGGTTATACAACTCAAGATGCTTATGACGCGTATATAACATATCTCGCTCTCCAGCGACATTTTACGACGTCGTACGATTACTTTAAATATAATGGGAAGGTGAACGCTAGTCACAATTCATTTGAGACAAGGAAAGATCAGTTCCAATTCTATAAGCTCTCAAAGAAGCAAGATTATAAGAATTATATGCTCGCAAACATTATCGAAAAAGATGGTAAAATTTGGGTCGGCGACCTATTTACTAAAGAATGCGAGCATATATATACTGAGTGGTTGAAAAAAATTCAATCATTAGCCTACTCCTTCAAGCAGGAGATCAAAAACCTAAACGAAGACTTTGATATCAATTTTAAAGTGAGTAATGGTCAACATCCACCAGTTTTAAACATGATCCTTTCGAGGAAAATTTCACTGGAGACGTTGATCATTCTGAATGATATTCTTGATATATTTCCGTATTGGGAGTCAAAGATTGAGTCCAAAATCGTTTGGAACAGTGTTCGACAGCGGTGCACCAACTACGCACCATTTCTAAACTATGACCGAAAGCGTATGAAAGGAACATTAATTGATCAATTTGATTGAAAAGGGTATACAGCTGTGCGTTAGTTGAGTATAATATAAAATGTACATTAACGTACAATACATCGTTTACATTATGAAAATATTTGAATAAATCGCATACATTAGGAGATACTATACATGAGTACGTCTTTCGCACAACTTAAGTCAACGAAATCTTCGTTTGACACTCTAAACTCTCAGCTTCAAAAGCTATCCGGTGGTCAGCGCCAATCATATGGCGATGATCGTATTTGGAAGCCTGAGGTTGATAAGGCAAAAAACGGTTATGCCGTATTACGCTTCCTACCAGCACCAGAGAACGAAGATATGCCTTTCGTTCGCCTTTGGGATCATGGCTTCCAAGGTCCAGGTGGCTGGTACATTGAGAACTCTCTTACTAGTCTTGGTCAGGAGGATCCAGTTTCAGAGTATAATTCAACTCTCTGGAATTCTGGTGTTGAATCAGATAAAGATATTGCTCGTAAGCAAAAACGTCGTTTGAAGTACTTCTCAAACGTGTACATTGTTCACGATCCTGCTAAGCCCTCGAATGAAGGTAAGGTATTCCTGTTCCAATATGGTAAGAAGATTTTTGACAAGCTTAATGAAGCGATGAATCCACAGTATCCAGATGAAAAGCCGGTTAATCCGTTTGATCTTTGGGCAGGGGCTAACTTTCAACTGAAAATTCGTGATGTCGAAGGTTATCGTAACTATGACCGCTCTGAATTTACTGCGCCTGTAGCACTTTCAGAATGCCCTCATTTTAAGGATGGGGGTACTGATGATGAACTGGAAGCAATTTGGAAGTCACAGTATTCACTGCAAGAACTAGTCGATCCCAAGAACTTCAAATCCTATAACGAGCTAAAGTCTAAGCTTTATCGCGTGTTAGGTCTTGACGGTGGAATGCGCGAAGGGGCAACATCTGCAGAGAATGATGAGCCAACTCAAATGGATTTCAAGCCGAACTTCAAGGCAGCTGAAGCAGCTGAACCTAAGGTTGCTGAAGCTGTTGATGTTCCTTGGAAAACTGAGGCCGAAGATGATGATACATTGTCCTTCTTCAAAAAGTTAGCTGAAGATGACTAATATCACATTGTGATACTTGGGGGAGCATTTCGGTGCTCCCCCTTTTTTTATATCAAGCCCAACCCGCCTTGCGGATTAATACCGGGCCCAGCTGGAACAAAAGTGCCTCCACCCTTAAAAGTATAATGCGTTGGTCCATTATACACTGGACCGTTATAGATATTATCTCCACCTTTATTATTTTGCTGTACTACACTACCCATGGGATGACTACCATTTGTGCCCTGTGTGGTTAACTTTGAACCAGTCAGTTCAGCTTTTGCCTTAACAGCGGCGGCGTTAATAGCGGCTATAGTTGCAGTATTATCAGCGCCAGGAGCAGAAGTTTGATAGTTTGCAATATCTTCCTTGCTAAAAAGCACAACTTTTCCCAACCCAAGATCCACCGTCCCTATGGTTTCCGCGATTATAGCCATAAGCTTGTTTGGAAGACTTACAAAGAAAGTCTTAAATTTTAAGAATGCTATTTTCATTTCTGCCATAGTATCAATCCACATTTCCTCGGCCTTGAGAAGAATTTTACCTGGAATAGAAGTTACCCAGTTCGTAACAGCTTTAAAATTTTCACTTAAAACAGCAATTCCTTCATCCCATCGCTTTTTTAATTTTGTCGCAATACCTTCTCCATCATCAGAAGAAAATGTTTGCTTAAGCCAATTTACAACGGGGCCAATGGTTTTCTCATAAATCCATGTCCCGGCATCTTTAAAGAAGTTTAGATATGTACCGACCGCAGATTCAATAGCAGCAACTGGATTCTTGAACAGAGTACCAAGCCAATCAGTAATTGGTTTGATAGCATTATTGTATAGCCATGTGCCGACATCTTTAAAGAAGTTTAGATATGCACCAGCGGCCGCTTCTATTGTTCCTGTTATATCTACGCCAAATTGCTTGCCCAACCAATCAGTAATTGGCTTGATAGCATTATTGTAAAACCATGTGCCAATATCTTTATATATTGTTAAGTATGCACCCGCAGCAGATTCGATGGCAGCGACTGGATCGCTAAACAATGTACCAAACCATTTTCCTACATCCTCAAACAGATTTTCAAGCACAACAATAAAGTCATTAAACATATCAGTGAATGAGAAACTGTCAAGCTGCGCACTAAATTCGCCAAATCCAAGTTTTTCAGCTGCCCATGACACTATGTCTTTAATCAAATCTAAAGGTTTAGTCACAAGGCCTCGAATAGCTTCTAAAATACCTCCCTTTATACCTCCCAATAATCCACCATCACCGAATCCTTCCATAAACCCTCTGAAGAAATCTATAATAGCAAAGATCACTAATCCAACTGGGCCTAGCAAAGCTCTCAAAGGTTTAATAATTAGAGCCAGCGGTCCGCCTATCTTAGTAAAAAGGCTT